GTTCGCCTGTCTGGCCGGCCAAACGTCCCAGCAAGAAGGGGCGCGAGAAGTTCCGGCCCTACATCATCGGGACGCAGACGGCCAAGGACACGATATCTCACCGTCTGCAGGTCGCGCTTCCCGGCCCTGGCTACATGCACTTCCCGGCCGATCGAGACTTCCACTGGTTCAGTCAACTGACAGCCGAGCGCCCCAAGATAAAGGTCGAGGGCGGCCGGAAGTACTGGGTCTGGGAGCAGATTCCCGGCCGGGCCAACGAGGGCCTCGACTGCCGCGTCTACGCATACGCCGCGCTGATGGGCCTTATTGCGAAGGGGCTGAAGTTGAACGCTCACGCCGCCTCAGTCGAAGCAGAACCGCCCCTACCGCCAGGCATGCCGTCCGACGAGCCCGATCAGGGGTCGGAAACTCCGCCGCCCGCGCCGATGAAACGCCGTCGCCGCCCTCGGCGAAAGGGGCCCGGATCAGATGACGACTGGCTTTGGTCTGTTCGCTAGGAGGCTTGCATGACCGTATCGGACAACTACGCAACCGAGTTGGCGCAGCTGCGCGAGGGCTTGGCCAGCGAGCATGTGACCGTCGAGAGCAACGGCCGCCGCGTGACCTACCGCGGCGTCGATGAAATCCGAAAGGCCATAGACTACTTCGAGGGCTTGGGGGGGAAGAGGCGGAAGCGTCGGACCCGCTACAAGGCCGCCTCGCTGGGGCGCTACTGATGCAGGCCGCCCTTTCGGACCGCCTCGTCGGCATCATCTCGCCCCGCGCTATGCGCCGCCGTATGGCCGCGAGGGCTGGGGCCGAGCTGGTCGATATGTCCCTGAAGGCAGCCCGCCCGAGTGGCGGGCGCAGGCGCTATGAGGCCGGGCGCCACAACCGCCTGACGCGCGACTGGCACCCTGGCCCCGGCAGCGCCGATGCGACGATCACCCAAGACCTCGGGGTGATGCGCAATCGCTCGCGGGACTTGGCGCGGAACAACCCATACGTCGCCGCGCTGGTGCGCCAGCTCGTCGCGAACCTCGTAGGGGACGGAATCGAGGCGCGCGCCGCGCATCCCGATCCAGCGATCCAGAAACTGGCGCAGGAGATCTGGCTCAAGTTCGCTCGCTCGAAGGTCGACGGGCGCCACGACTTCTACGGCCTGCAAAAGCTGGCCGTGCGCACGATGGTCGAGGGCGGCGACGTTCTGAACGTGTGGACGGCTAAGGACGGCGTGCCTGACGCCCGCTGCCGTCTGGTCGAGGGCGACCAACTGGAAACGCCCTCCGGCCTGTGGGGTCTGCTCAACACCAACGGACCTCTGATCCGTGACGGCGTCGAGTTCGACGGGGCGGGAGACCGAGCGGCTTATCATCTGCTGCGCGATCACCCCGGCGACATGCTCCGTGGTCTGCTCCGCAAGTATGATCGCGTCGAGGCTCAGCACGTGGATCACATGTTTGAGCCCACGCGCCCCGGTCAGACCCGAGGGGTTCCTTGGCTCGCGCCGAGCATGATGGTCGTGCGCATGCTCCAAGACCTGGACGTAGCCATCGCGACCAAAAAGCGGATGCAGGCGTGCATCGGCATCATCCGCACGATGTCGCGTGACGAGGACGAGGAAGAAGTCGACGTCGGCACCGAGACGGAAGCGGGCGAGGATGAAGGCTCCGGCTCTCCAGCTCTGGAGCGGATGGTGCCCGGCATGGTCGTCGAAGGCTTGCCCGGCGAGGAATACACCACGATCACCCCGACGGCGGACGGTGATAGCGACACCTTCTATCGCCAGCAGCTTCGGAGCGTGGCTGCGGCCATAGGCATTCCCGATCACCTGATGACCGGCGATGTCGGCCAGGCGAACTATTCGAGCCTGCGCGCCGCTACCGTGGCGTTCTGGGCTGTGCTTGACGACTGGCAGTGGAACGTCATCGTTCCTTTCCTCTGCGACCCGGCGTTCGCCCGTGTCATGCGGCGCGAGGCCCTGCTTCGTCGAGAGCCGCGCCTGGCGGAATGCACCGCCGAATGGACGCCGCCGCCGCGCCAGTGGGTTGACCCGATCAAGGATGTAGCCGCGCTCGTCATGCAAGAGCGTGCGGGCTTCATCAACAAGCCGGAAATCCTCGCCCAGCGCGGCAAAGAGTACAGGGCCCACTTCGAGGAGAAGGCAGCGGTCCAGGCGCTGGGGGACAAACTGGGGCTGGTCTTCGACACCGACCCGCGGCGCGTCAATGGATCGGGCGCCCTGCAGCCGCCGTCCGGGTTTGTCCTGCCCAAGGATGATGCGGACAGTCGGTCGGTCGTGAGTTTCTTCGGCCGTATGCTGGACGCCACGGAGCGCGGCGACCGCGCCGCGATCAATCAGGGCTTCGTCGAAGCCGCCACCGCGCTTCGCGACGGTGATCCGAACGGCCAGGCAATGGCCGCCATCATCGGCGCCCTGACCGGCGCTGACGAACCCGAGAACAGGGAATAGCCATGCTGCTTCGCTCACGCCTTATGGGCGGCGCCCCCGTGCGCGCGCCCGCCACTGACGCAGGCGGCCACCCAGCACCGACCGGGTATCACGGTCAGACGGTGCAGCGGTTCGCCGCCTTCGCCCCTTCAACCTACGACGTTGCGACCCGCTCGGTTGAGGTGATCATCTCGACCGGCGTCCGTCGACGGACGTGGTTCGGGTACGAGGAGCTCGAAGTCTCGCCGGAAGCCTGCGACATCAGTCGCGTGGCATTGGGCCAGGTCCGAGCCCTTGACCATCACAATGACCGCCAGATCGACGCCGTCGTCGGTTCGGTGACCGAGGCCCGGTTCGAAGGGCCCAACCTCGTCGGCCGCATTGTGTTTGCCGACACCGACATCGGCCGGAAGGTCGAGGGCATGGTCGCCCGTGGTGAGCTCACGGGCATCAGCTGCGGCTACACCATCGAGACCTTCGAACTGGTCGGCATCGAAGATGAACGCGAAATCTGGCGAGCCACTCGGTGGTCGCTGATGGAGGTCAGCTTCGTATCAGTTCCCGCAGACGCGAACGCCGGGGTGCGTTCTGCGGGCCAATCCCCCGGAACCCCCG